CAGCCGCCTAATAACAGCGTCATAATTGCCAGCAATGCTAGCCATGTTTTTCGTGTAATCATCATTTGCCCTTTTGATTTTTTGTTCATGCTGCTTTGCCAAGAGTGCCGATTGAGCTTTGAGCGTTGTTAGCTCATCGCGCAATGCGTCACGCTCGTTTTTGATTGTCCCCAATGCCGCTAATACAAAGAGCAGCATCAGCGATAGCAATAAAACGAGCCCCCTCACTGGTACACTCCTGTTGCTATCTGCTTAGCGATACGAGCCGCGCGCTCAGGGGTCTGTTTTGCCCAGTTACTGTCGAGAGCTTCTTTCGCCGCCAGCTCATAATCGCCGCGCTGCAGGTAATGCAGGGTGCGATTGAACCCAAGTAATCCGTTGACACCAAGCTGGTACGCCATGTTTACCAGCGCATCTTGCCTCACCTCGTCAAGCGCATTAAAAAACGGCAGTATAGATTTTAGCGCATTTCGCCTCTGGTCAATCTCGTAATCAAGCCAAAAATCAATAACGGCATCTGGCATTGCGCCGCCTCGCCGCTCGTCGATTAAAAAACCAACGCCGATGGTTAAATAACCAAGGTGGTCGCGGTAGGCGTGTTTTACCACGCCTTCGTCTCGCAGCAGTTGTTTTTTTAGCATACAACTCCTCATGCTCATCTTTGATCTAGTTAAAACGCACCACTCAGCACTGGCATGGTATCGCTTATGCGGGAGTATAGCTGGCGGCATGGGTGGTACTGGCCTTATGCTACTGGTTTTTATCCGTCCTTGCGTTTTTCGTCTAGGGCAACGGGCTTTCTAATACCGCGCTTCCGCGAACAACGCCTCAGCCGTAATTTCCCACCCGTCCGATGCATCAAGTGGATCTATCAAACATTTGGTCAAACTAACCACAACATCGCTGGCATCGCCACTCACTTTGAATATAGTTTTAGTATTATCAGTAGAACGGGCTACACTCACACTTGAATTGGTAGCAAAATCGTTTGGCACGAGAGTGCTCACAGAAGCGACACCCCTCATTCTAGGATGATCTACCATTACAGATCCGTCAGACAAAATAGTGGTGGAAACTCCATTTAAAGACGCGTCTACTGTTGCAGAATTTCTATTTGGGTATGTTCTTATTTCACCCGTGGGCGAGACAATAAACCTCAAATCTTTATGGATAAAAACATCAACTCCATAACCGCTTCTCTGCCCAGATGAGTTAGCATTATCAAAAAAGGAAGTGGAAACAGAGTTCACTCCGTCATGGAAAGCACGCAAATTTGCGGATGCGGATAAACTTAAAACCGCCGATGCTTTAGCATTTAGATGAAACCTGATTCTGCTGGAAGAACCACTAAGCAGTTCTATTTCACAGAAATAAGATGATCTGAAATAACTATTTTCTTTATCAAAGGCTACCCAATCGTTCAAATTAGAGTCAAAACCTATAGTCATATAAGCTTTTCGCCAGATCTGGTCAGAAGGTAGCAGTGGCACACCATATCTAGACAACGCTAGTTCTGATGTTGGAGAGGGATACTCAAATTTAAAAGTGTCTACAACCGAAGAAGCAATACCTTCCCCCATCATATTGTAACCAAGCTGCGTAGCGTGTACGCCATCTCGCAACAATCTCCCCTGTACTGTAAATGAACCAAAACCTGCATAGGCCAACACTGCCCAAGGAAGTGAAGCGCAAACATATTCTTGAGCAGCTTGAATTGCTTGCCAAGTTGTCTCCTCTCTGTTTTGAGGGTTGCCGACTAAAGATAAAAAAGTTATTCCAATATTGTGATTACTTCTCAAATAAGATAGCAGGCCTTGCAGTTGTACTTGGTATGCATCTCTTGAAACTTCTTCTAGTTGGTCAGTTTCACCTTGGTGAAAGATAACACTCCTACTTCCCACATTCACTTCATTGTCAATGATATAACTGTTTAAATTATTTATTTGATCTTCTATAAAGGTAAATGTAGTGCTACCCACAGACAAATCTTCTAAAGAGGCTCCGCCTTGGGCTGCCGGTAATAAAATGACCCCCCTCCCCGTTTCCTTTGCATATTTGTTTGCAAAGGCTGACCAAGCGTGCCCGCGACTTATAGAAGTTCTCGCATGGGGCATATCGTAAACAATTGGCAGAAGAGCTTGTTCGTTTTTATCCCAATAAAGACATAAATCTCCATCAATTGGTTCCGGAAATTCCTTTGGCTTTGAAAAATCATTAGGCGGAGTTGCATGGCCAACGGCGTTAGACTGGCCGAAGATTATAAAAACGTCATAAGAAAGACTCAGGCCTTCTATCGAGGACCACGTATAACTACGCCCCACAGATTTAACATAGTACGATTTATCTTCCGAAAGGGCGCTGGCAGGCAGCGCCAGCAGATCAGCAATGCCATCTACCGCCACCACACCCCGCGCCACCATCGCCGCGCCCTTGTCGGGGTTGGCAAGGTCTTGCCGTATCACAGCATCCCCAGCAGGTACGAAGGCATCATCTTCTGGGAGTCCTGTGCCAGTAGTGGTGTAGGGCAAATCAACCTGCCCAGATACACGCCAGAACTCGCCGTTACTGTCGCGGATGATCTGGTTGTACTGGGTTATCTCGATCTCGGCGGCGTATTCGCCTGCAAACTGATATCCGCTTGATGCTGCGATAAACGTGCGGAACTCCTGTTCGCGAGAGGATTGATCTGCGTTGAACTCCGACTCCATCCCCGCCAGCGTGCGACGACTTCTATCAAAGCGGTCTTGCCATGTTTCGTTATCGCTATTCACAGCGTGGTCTAGATTCTCAGCATTGTCGTAAAGATCACGCGGGTCTGAGCTACCCAGCGGATTGCCCGTATTATAAGTTGTCAATTTGGCACCTCATCATCGTATTGATAGACTCTGTCATCGTAGTTTACAGCACTGATCCGCACTTCCAGATTGTTAGGCGTGACCTCCTCAACAATAGCGGGAAACGCCCATTTATCCACCGTGCCCAAGTAAAAATGCCAGTCTCTTTCGGGCACTTTATCGGTGTTCACCACCAGCAAATGCCCTTGCAGCTCGCAATCAAACGGCCCAACTAACTCGCCTTTATCGTTGCGCCATGCGCACATTAGTTGGCCGCTCAACTCTATTGGCTCGGTTATACCTATCGCTACATTGTCGCCTGATTTGTGCGCATAGGCAACAAGCGCAGACTGGCTAAAGCCCTCTACTTCGTCGGTTATTGATATGTAAGAAAGGTAATTGCAGTTAAGCCCCTCAAGCTCGGTGCTAAAGTCATAGCTCCAGCGCTGGTATTTCTGCGCCATTCTCATACGCATACCGATGCGCCAAGCCTGCACGTAGTCAGTGACACCTTCCAGCGTCACCTCTTCCGCTTTCAGGCCAAAATCGCCCGCCAAGCGTATCTTGATGGTTTCTTCTTCGAATCCGTTTTCAGCGTTGCGGAACGTGACATCCACGCCGTCAAACTCATCGCGGCTTTTGCCGATGAACGAGCGCACTAAGCCGCGCGTCATGTTCTGCGCACTGAACGCCTGCTCAAACGTTGTACGCCTGCCATCTCGTAGTGGCGTTAGTATGCCGTCATGAAGCGTAAGTGCGCCCATGCCTGCGCCTAGCGCTGTGTTGATCGCATCAGCAACCGTGGTCTGGCTAAACGCATGGTTAAACGTCTCGCCGCGCGATGCCCACAAATCATCTAAGTCTTTGAGCGCCACCCAATCAATATCGCGCTCTTTATACCCTGCTTGAGCTGCTATCTCTGCCACTGCCGCGGCTATTGAGCGAGTAGCTGATACTGCGCCATAACCGTTGTCTGTGACACCCCTAATGCGTCTGCGCGCCACTAGGTTAAACATAGTCTCTGATGTCGCGGATAGTTTTTTGCTGCTTGCAAGATGGATTGCAATGGTTGTCCACGGATAGCTGGTGGGCGCATCGTATTTTACGCGCGCCGCCTGCCACAGAACCTTGTTTCTTACTTTGTCGCCGCTGCCGTCGCCTGTGCGTTTGGCCCTCATCTCAATGGCCATTTTGCTGGGCAAGGTTATTTCTCTGGTGTAGCCAACTTGGTCAGGCGTGCTGGCGCTAAAAGAATAATCTACCGTGTTCCACGCTGTCGCTCCGAGCTGCCGCCACTGCGCCTGCACGGTCTGCGTTGTTGACTGCCTATCGCCCTTGTCGTTGTACTTAACCAGCCCCTCTGGGAAAAAGAAATCTAGCTCTATTTTGTCAGTGGCTCTGCCCTGATTTGTTAGCGTGAACGGCCCCGTCCAACCTTTGGATGTTGATGTGCCCGCTAACGATATAGTGAAATCCACATCCGTCACAGGCGTCACAAAACCCTGCCACTCCGTGTCTATATCGCCACTACTACCAATGCGCTCAACACTCATTAGGCCAACCCCATATGGGGTCAGGCTCGTCACTTCATAAAGAAGCCCTACTCGCCCGACTGCTGCGTCGCCTACACCAGCAAAACCTATATCATCAACAGGCGCTCCCGCTGTTGTTTTCAGGTAAAGCCTGTTTCCTGTTGCGTCATAGCTGTCAATCTCGTAAATAGAGGCCGTATCACCCACTCGAACCTCTATTCTGTCATTCGGCACAATAGGCGCGATGGCGTCAAAATTGCCGCTTAAATACCACTCATCCACGTCGTCTTGCGCCCATTCGTACGGCATAATAGGGGCAATGCTCAGCTGCATTCCCACCTCCCAGCCTGGCGCAACAAAAGGGGGTGCAAATGTCATCGTTTTGCCCGAAAGGCTGACCTTGTCGTAACCCGTGGGCTCCGAATACGAGCTCGTGGCATCAAGCTCTAAGCCTGCCGCCCCCATAGTGCCGTCCACTTCTGCGGCTGGCTGCCACCACTCGTGCGCGGGGTCGCCACTAAGATTCGCATTGGGCGGGTAAACGGTAAAACTTGCGTTATCGCCAAGCGCCAAAAGTGGCGTGTTTTCTATTTTGATCTGACTCGCTGGTATGTCGTACTCTCCCGCCCCCACACACAGCAGCACACGCATGTGCTGGTCGCGCGCAGTCTCGTACCAGCGTCTGGGTGGATTAAGGTAATCGGGGTAAATTCTGTTTTCACCAAATGATTGACGGACAACCTCGCCCAGCCGTGCCATGTTGGCCTGCGCGTTTACAGAGTCCAGCGCGCTGCCTTGTCCTGGCATTTTTGGCGCCCCTGGAATAGAAGGCTTTAGGCCAAGCGCACGCCTTACTTCTCGGCCCACTCGTCTGTAGTTTTGGGGGTTATGGATTAGGCTTGCACCACCTGTGAGGACCGCCCCAACATACTTCTCGCTCCCTTTTTTTGGCAGCGGATAAATATCCACAGTGTCCTTAGCGCCGATAGTCGTGATACCCCACGCGGGCATTGGTAGGGGCTTGCCGTTAACAGAAACTGATACACGCTCGCTTCCATCAAAACCGGGCACACCCTGAAGCCATCCCAAAATAGTAGTGCCGCCTGCAGCGTGGCGCTCCACTGGCTCGGTATCGGTGATGCTTGAGTAAACGTTAATCATAGTATTCAACCCGCGTGAACTCTTTCTCAAACTGCGGAATGTTGCGAAGCCGCATACCCAGTCTCTCGTTAACAGCCTCTAATATCATACGCCTACCATCCACAGAAACAACAATGCCTATATGTGCGCACACATTGCGCTTGTATCCCGTGGCAATCGCGCCCTGTTTTATATCGCATCGAGTCAACGTGGGCGCAATTTCTGCTGCGTTTCTGGTTGCCATGCGTTTGTCGTCCGCTCTTTGCGTGGCAAGCAATGGCATCAGCGGCTTGTTAAACTCATGGTGCCGCACCCATCGCACCAAGCCATAGCAGTCGAGCCGTGGGTATTCTCTACCCATATCCACATATTCGCACTTCAAGTATTTTTCAATCATCACATGTACTGAATAGCAGGTGCATTTAAATTCGTAAACCGCTCTCGCGGATATGCGGTGTTGAGCGCATCAAAAACAGCGGCTTCAATCGTGCACATCATGCCCTCGAAGCTGCCGCCAACCATTGCAAACGTAAGGCCGTTAAACGCGGGCTGCGACATATCGGGGTACAGATATTCGCGATAAATAATGTCTGTTTGCTCGTCCGATTCAAGCGCGCCCACGATAACATTGTGCGCCTCTTTCGCCACATTCCAGATTCCAAAGCTAAGCGTTTGATCTATTTTGTCGCTGCGTTTTGGCCTGCTTACAGCTAGATTTCCCGCGATGAAAGTGACGCTTGTTTCGTCCTCAAGCTTAGCCACTATGTCTTCAAATCCTGTGCAAACATAAATTGGGCTTGCATTAGGCGGCTTAATTTCAAGTGTCTGAATAATAACATGCTCACTTGGTGCGCTTGCGTAAACTTTTTTAAGTAGCTCGCTCATACCTCGGGCCACTCCCTGTTAACAGCAAGATCGATAATGTCCGCATCCAAGATAAACTCCTGCCCATACTCGTACCACTCCGGAGGAATTATAGGGCGCTTGAACACTTCCAGCTGCATTCTGAATTTCCAGAGACACGAACCCCATAGCTCTGGACCTTCATACATATCTGTAAACCGGCAGGCGTAGGGCATCAGCCCTTCAGGTGTCTTTATGGTCGCGTTAAACCACTTAGTGCCATCCATCGCATCGTAGGCAAACCACGCCTCGAAAAGTTGCGCCTCTGAATCGTTCAAAATGATGCTGACTGGCAGAATACTGGGGACACTTTGGAATGTACGCCGCTGACGTGCTCGACCTGTCACCATCTCTGTGCGGGCAAACGGCTGTACGTGGTTAAAGCCGTAACCCTCTCGCATAAACGGCGGCAACTCTTTGGGGAAGTCTAGCTCTGGCGTCATGCTCCTTGTCTCCTCAATCCGTATGCCCGCTGCATAGCTTTCGCCCGTGGGCCGTTGCTCATAATGTCAGACACAAATACATCAATCTCCATTGATCCATCGTCACGCTGGCGCTGCTCCACATCGCCGCCCCTACTGGAGTCCTCAAACAAGTTTACCACGACCGTCGGCGGAGCTTGTCGCGTACTGCTACTCGGCTGCGGTATAGCACCCGGAGACGGCAGCGCCCTGCCTGAACGCATGGCCTCTAAGTTATCTACACCGATACGAGCGGTAGATGCTGCATCGAATACGTATTCCTTACCGTGGACTACGCCAGCCACTTCGTCCAGCCCACCATCGCCCGTGTAACCGCCCTTGCGGAATCCGCCAAGCGCGCCTATCGCGAGAACCGCACCTATACCAATGGCGGCAGCAGCACCAAAGGAGCCAATAGATGCCATAAATGCCGCTGGAGTCCATGCGGCAGCCGTAGTAGATGCCGCAGCTACTTGTGTAGTAGTGGTGGTCGCCGTGGCAGCAGTTGCCGCCGCAGTAGTCGTACCTATGGCCGCTACTTCGGCAGCAGCAGCGGCAGTAGCTTTCGGACCGCGCAATACCAGAATCGCCTGATAGGCTAGCTCCTGCGCAATCATCTGACCGATAGCGTTGACTACGCCTCTAGCCATGCTTTGGAATACACCTCGCGCCGCCTCACCGAAGTCCTCGGCATCAAAGATGGCGCTCTCGAAGGCGTCCCCGAAACCTCTGGTAAACCGCTCTATAGTTTGTCCAGCAATCTCATTGAAGTTGGATAGGTTCTGTTCGGCAGCCAGCAGCCAGCGATCCCAATAGCTACCATTCGCCTCGATAAGAGCATCATTGCGCTCGTTCTCCAGTCGTAGCAGCAGGTCGGTGCGTGCCTGCTCGTTCTCGAACGTGGCATTCTCGACGATGGCTCGACGTCGCGCATAGGAAGCTAGGATTGCTTCCTCTTCGGTCATTAGTTCGCGGGCAATATCGTCGCGCTCGCGGTTTATTTTCTCTTGGTCGGCTTCGGCCTGCGCTAGCTTATTACGCATGTCAAGCTCTTTAGCCATGCCACGCAGCATCTCTTGCTGTGCGGGGAGGAGTCCTTGCAGTCGACCATGTTGGATTTCGTACAGCAGTTGCTCAGCCTCAGTTGCGTCTTTGGCAAGGTTTAGCTGGCGGTGGTATCCGGCCAGCGTCTGCTCGAACGCTGTAGAGAGTGCATTCTGAGAGTCGGTTAGCTCCACTACGGTATCGTCTAGCGTCTTGGTTTCTTTATTCAGAGTTGCAACGGCTTCGGCGGCTTGGCTGGAATCCTTACCCACTTGGGCAAACATATCAGCGTAAATGTCACTGACCGCAGCCGCTTCTGCGTCGGTGTCCTTGCGCATCTGCTCAAGAAGCGCTTTGTGCTCCTCACCGGTCTTAGAGCGTATCTTTTCGATGCCACTACCGATGGCATCCGCAAATCCATCAAGTCCTAATGCTCGCAGCGCACCCTGCCCCAGTCCTGTGAGAAATTGCAGTAGGTCTGCCAGCTTATTGCGGACCGCGTCTAGTGGGTTTGTCAGCGAGAACTTAATATCCTCGCCGAGTCGACTGAAGAAGCCGCCGATATGAATGGCAATGCTATGCAGGCCGCCCATGAGCGCAATACCAGCCTTCTCAACAATCTCGAACTCATTGCGCAGATAAGTGCCGATTTCCCACCCTGCAAACGCTGCAGCGGCTAGGCTCAACGCTGTGCGCATGGATAGCAGCTGCTTTGTTGTTATAGCCGCCTGAGTCGAGAATATGCGCAGCACGTTTGTGTAAGCAGCCGTAGCAGCTGATGCTAGCGCCTTTGCAGTAGGTATAGTGTATACGGCAACAACATAAGCAGAGACCAGCTTTGTCGCTAAAACAACTGTGCTAGCAATCGTTTCAATGTTTTCACCAAATGCTCTTAATGCGCTTGTTAGCGACTGAACAAGCGAGCGAGAATTACCACTAAATGCTTTCCCGATTGATATTTGCACGTCAGCAAACGCCGATGAAAGCCCTTGCAGATCACCTTCTAGCGTGTCGCGGATAACGCCGGCCATTTGCGCCGCTTCACCGCCAACATCTTTAAGGTCTTCTGATAGCTCCCGTACTTTAAAGCGCTGTTCGACAAGTGCGAGAATTGCAGGTCCGCCACGATCACCAAATACAGTCAGCGCTTGTGCGGCACCTATGCCGCTCTCGGCTAGCGTGTCGATGATATCGGCTAAATCGTTTGTCTGCGGGTTTACGTCTTTTAAGCTAACACCCAGCGCTGCTAGCTGCTCCTGTGCGGCCTTGGAAGGGTTTGCAAGGCTAGACAGCACACGGCGCAATCCCGTACCGGCTGAGCTTCCCTGAATACCGGCGTCAGATAACGCACCAATCGCAGCAGCTGAATCACTCATACTGATTTTTAGAGACGCTGCAACGGGGCCAACGTAGCTCATTGCATCGCCAAGCTGGCGAACGTCGGTATTAGCTCTAGCAGTAGCAGCAGCAAGCACGTCAGATACGTTTGCAGCGTCCTCGGCGGCAATGCCGTAGGCACTCATGATGTTTGACGCGACGTCCGCTGCGCTACCAAGGTCTAACGATGCAGCGGTAGCAAGGTCGAGAATTGCAGGAATCGCTGCAATGGAATCGTTGGCGTTCCAGCCTGCGCGTGCTAAGAACTCAAGACCAGCTCCGGCTTGACTGGCTGAAAACTCGGTCTCAGCGCCAAGTTTACGTGCTGTATTAGTTAGCCGCTCAAGCTCGACAGAAGATGCTCGACTAACAGCGCTAACCCGCGCCATCTGCGCTTCAAAATCAGCGTACGTAGATAAAGAAGCTTTAAGGCCGCCGACTAACGCCGTAACGCTAAATGCACCAGCTGCGAGCTTGGCAGCTCCTGCCAGTTTAGACATTGAGGTGGAGGACTTGTCGCCTTCCCTAGCGACATCAGCCAATGACTTGCTGGTATTGCGCGACTCAGCTGTGAGGCCGCCAGAAGCCTGGTCAGCCGACCTGCTGCTCTTCGTGAATCGATCTAGGGACGACGAAGCACTATCGATATCGGCCACACCGGTAACGCGTAAACCAAGAGCAGCAACTTCAGTCATCGTCTACCTCACTGTTTAGGCTCTATGGCCTTCATATATACGCCGTCCATGGTTTTGATTATACGGTGAAACGTATGGAAGTCACCAAAACCATTGACTTGGAAGTACTGCCACACCGCTGTCCATGGTATCGGCCCACCAGCTTGCCTATCCCCCGCCAAATCCCAAAAAGCCGCCCAATAGTCTTGTTCTATATCGTTCAGCTCCGGCGGGGTTAATCCTTGCGGTATGTCAACTCCGTGATAACGATAAGCCGCTATCAGTTCTGCGGCATCTGGGTTTTGGACTGACCATCGGATGCTGACGGCGAGTGCTTTCCCACTTGTTCTACAAAGGCGTTGGCGTTGTCATCCAGCCGCTGAGCGGCGTTCAAAACCATCATGGTGAAGCGCTCGCCGCCACGGCTCATGATGAACTTGCGAGCCATTTCCTTGCTATAAGGCAGGTCTTCGCCGTTATTCTTGAGTCCACGCCAGCCTTTAAGAACATGCTCTATCAACACTTCTTTAGTGATGTTGGAGTATTGCTCTTCGGTCAAAGCCTTGCCACGTGACTGCGCTCTAACCTTAGCCTGATAAGCCTTCATAGCCTTACGAGCGCTGTCTGCCTGCATGCCAGTCACCAGCAGCTCAAGGCCGGGCGCTTCGTCCACTTCCATCCATTCGCCGTTGTCGATAACTTCGAGCGCAGCTTCATTCAATACAATATCGTTAATATCCATTTTCAATCTCCGGTTCTTGGTTCGCGGTTCAGGTCGGGCATCAGAGCGGTGAACCAAGCCGCCCCTAGCCCTAGCCCCATTACGGGGATTCGGTTAAATGGTGATAATGCGACCGTTTACAGCAATGCCGAAGGCACGGGTGAAGTTGTCGTTTTTAGCACCACCAGAACGAGCACCGTCAAGAGCTAGCCCTTGGAACAGATCGGTCATACCAGCGGGCGGGGCGGTAGCGGTAATGTCGCCAGTAGTAGTGCCGGTGGTCTCAATCGCCTCGCCGCCAGCGGTAGCCGCAACGCTGAATGTGTCGTCGGTCAGGCCGTCCTCAACCACGTAGTAGACAACGCCAGCTGTCAGGCCAGTGGGCAGGGCAGCACCATCGCCCAGGGTGAACATAACCGGCTGGCCTGCAACAAAGCCGTGATCAGCCCATGTCACAACGCCAGGATCGGCAATGCTGATAGTTACATTAGCCTCTGGAGCACAATCAGCGCCACGCTCTACACGGAAAGCATAAGGTCGGCAGTTGTCTTCGATAGCCTCACGAAACTTAGCTTGACCCGGATCAAGGTGCAGCGGGATAAAGGTGTTGTTCATGGTGCCACCGTTGCGCGTTCCCTTCGACTTCATCATCCAGTCAGAGTTGATCAGCTCGTATTCGTTAACGGCCTGTTCGCCGCCAAGCTCACCAACATTAAAAAGACCCTTGATTTCAATCCAGTTGATACCTTGGAAATCAGCTGGGGTTACTTCGAGTTTGGCGGGTACTGGATTTTCACTAATGAAAATCTTGGTATTCGCCATTGTGTAAATCATTTCTTCAGCCATTAGTCTTGCTCCTGCTCAGTGTTGGCCGGGACGGCCTTTTCCCCGGAAGCACCGGATCTACGTTTTGCCACCGCCTTCTTTCGTTCGGCCATGGCTGTTTTCTTCTTAACGCCTGTCATTTCAGCAGCACCCTTGGCAACGTGCATAATGGTTTCGCCAACAGCTGAGCGCAGAAGTGCGTCTCGTGCTAATTTTCGCCTTTCTTTGCAGTTTTTGCAACTCATGCGAATGTCCTCCACGGAATTCTAACAGGAACGTTCCAGTAACCGCCGTCTTCGTATCCGTCCATAACGTGCGGTGCTGATGTAATAGTAACGCAAACTGAGCCGTAACGCACCGTATAGCCGTCTTTAAAATGTTCGGCTATCTGCCCAGCTTGATCAATAAAAACGCTAGTATCTTGGCCCAGTGGCATAACCAGCGTCAGCATTAAAAACCCGCGCCGTGTGTGTTTTTTGCCGGTTGCGATCATCTCAGGATTTGGCGCTGCCGTCACATGACCAACACGAATATAGCCGCTAGTCAATGCCGTAAATTTCTCAGCAGGCCAAGCGATAGGTAGCGATAAACCCAGCGAATCAATACCGCTCTTTAGTGCTAACCATATTTGAGTTTCAATTGCTGGCATCATGTTTTACCTTTGATCTCGCTGACCGCTGTTTTAACGATATTAGGCCATTCTGCCACAGCGCCTTCAATAAAATAATTTCCTTGTTGATTATACACACGTCCGAGTCTATCTGCTCCAACATATCCGAAGTTCATTCTGGCGGCGTAAATCGCTTGGTAGCCAATGTAGACCGTTTCATCTGCTTTTAGTGTCGCAGCAATCAGACCGATATTGCTACCGGCGTAAGGGCCGTCTGCAACATTTGGCATGCCTGACTTGCTGGCTAATAGCGAGCGCGCAAGGTTGCCCGTCAAGAATGGTACACGACCGCCTTCTGGCTTGGTCTTGGCTAGCTCCTCGCCAAGCAATTCGACTGAGCGACCATGCGCAGCATTGATACGCTCTTTAGTCTCTGTAACCCATGCGTCTATTGATTCTGTGAAACTGGCCATAGTTATACCCCGATCAACTCACCGATCTAATCAAGCGGTATTCGCAGTCACACCCGCAATTTATCACATTATGCGCCCCACCCGCCGGATCATGCGGATAAAGCATCACTGACCCATCACTAAGCACAAACGGCGTATCTAATCCGGTCACCGACACGCCCGCCATCTCAATATGTGTAATGCGCCCATCAGCGCCACGCCTATGCCGCCATGTTTTTACGACTGCACTGCGGTCTAAGCCTTGTTGCTCTGCTGCTTGCTCCCATGCCACATCACGCGCACCCATAACCGCCGCTGCGGTCTCTGTTGTCGCTACCGTGTCTGCACGCGCTTTTAGCAGTGCGTTTCTGTATTGCCGCTCGGATAGCAAACGCTGAGCCTCCGGTACAGCCTCGCCGCGAACGTATGCAGCTAGAATGCGCTGCTCGGTTGCTTTATTCACCTTGTAGCGCATGGCAAGGCTTCCGTCTGCGCGCCTAACAACAAGCGATTGAACACCCTCGGGCGTGCGCATACCGGCTGATACGTTAGCGAGCCTTGCCGCCCTTGGGCCATCCAATCCTAGAATACCGCCCTCACGAACACCGCCAGCACCCACGCGCCCAACTAGATCTCGCGCGATAGTGCGCGGATGGTTGCCACCCATGTAACCCGCTGCAATCACCTCACGCGCCACCTCGACCTGCTCTTGCACAAAACCAACTACGCGAGTCGCAACATTTTGCCGTATCCATTTTTCAGCCGCTGGATTTTGCAGGTTAAACCGCAGACCAATGGCACCCTGCCCTGAGCCAACAATTAGTGCGGCCGTAGCAGTGCCTGACTCAAGGAAAACGCTGGTCAATACTTGGCTGTATTCGTTGAATGCTCCCTCGTTTATATTGAGCGCCTGCACTGCGCTAAGCGTCGAACCCGACTCAAGCGCGGAAAGAAGTGCTGGCCAATTGGCATTAGCTTGCAGATCAACCACTGCTCGCATGAATGCCTGCCTAACAGCAGGTTCGTGCTTGCTCAGTAATTCAGCAAATTGACGCGCCTGCGATCGTGTTGGGCGTAGTGCCATTAGTATGGCTCCACTGTCACTTTCCCGCGTAGTTTGCGAGTGTATATATAATCCGCGCCCTTTTTAACTCGAATAGGTTGCGGTACATACACGACAACCCCTCTGGATGTATCTGCTGACATGGCGTTTTCGACCTCATTATCGTTAACGAAAACCCTAACAGGTTTGCCGATTTTAACAGTGTTTGCAATGGTGTATATCATGATCAGCCTCGGATGATGAATCTAACCGCCGACACAGTACCTGCCGCCGGTATGCGCTCAACAGATAGCACGGTCACTCGCACACCATCGACCGATAAAATATCGCCAGCCTGATAGCCCATTGCTGGTGGTGCACAAATTACCTGCCTGTCGCTCGCAAGGATAACAGCACTGCCGACCTCTGTGCCGACCAATCGTGAATCTACACCTCTAACAGCAGCCTTTAGCGTTTCTGGTTTCTCGGTTGGCTCCACCGGCAACCACGGCTTATCAGGATCGACAGCGCCGGGCGTTACGCGAATAAGCTGAATAACGCCTTGGCCAAGTCCACCGCTTGAAGCTGGTGCTAGTAACTCGCTGGCCATGTCGGCTAGGTCGTCGTAGAAATCAGACATATCAAATCACTCTGAAAAGCGAATTAGGATCGCGCACGCCTTGCTTGCACAGCCACGGCAAAACCATGCCGTTGATGATACTGTCGGACGGCATACCAGCAGCTGCATCTGTACCTGCTGCGTCAGCCGCCGCGAAAAACTCTCTTTCGATGGTATCAACTTTTTCTCGCTTGGTTTGACGCGCCGCATTCACCGAGGCAGTAGACCACCCAGGCGTGACAGCATTCAAGTAACCAGCGCGATAGCTCGCGTTGATCCATGCTTGCGGTATCAGATCGTTCGGCACCGATTGGCCATTCACGCGGTGGCCGGTTCTCGGCCATGCAAGCTCTTGTGAGAAGCCGCCCGAGCGGCTGCTGCACGCTAACCGCCACTCATACGCTGCGTCAATATAGTTGGAGCCGAGCGCCCGCAGAACCGCAACGTCAGGAGCAGTTTCCGGAAGTGTCAGCCCTTGCGCCGCCAACCACTCGGTAAACCCTTGGTCAGTTCCGTATGCCATGTTAGAAGCTCTCGAATAGTTCAATGTTGATCATCGTGCCGCCGGTGTTCGTGATGTTACGGGAACTGCCGTAGTTGTGCATCACGTTGACGGTGAAGATGTCGCCGCCCGACACACCCATGATTCCGGTATCCACGCTTGCCACTGGGAGCTGCGCCGTGTCCATGCCGCGTGCCGCGCCTGTTGCTACAACATTGCCATTGCGACTTAGTTGCAAGTGTAAGTAGTTCCCCGCGCTCAAGTCCCAGGTCGCCACTGAGCAAGTAACACGCGCATATGCAGCCCACGGGGGGATCATGAAGTCACCTCCTGAGCGAATATTGAACTGATCGTATCCGCCGCCCCACTGTGTGACCTTCGTGCGTGTCGCGTTAGGTATCGACTGAATGTCAACCAGAGGGACGCGAAGTGCCGGAATAGCAGGGCCGATAGAGCCGCGCATAGCAGGTGTGTTCGGTTTGTTCTGCACGTCATCCCACGTTGGCTGGTAGTCATCCGGCATGGCGCCCAGCGACTCGCGAGTAATCACGACGTTTCCGATCATGCCGTTTACAGACTGGACGATCTGCGAGGAGCCGAGGCGTGACCAAACGCCATCATGGTAAATGACAATATCGCCCTCGTCGAACTCGACCGTTCCGCTTCCAAGGTCCACCGATGCCGCAGACGATGCGAAATAGAAGTCACCATCTTCGCCAACTCCATCAGCAATCGTCGGGATGTTGTTCTCCGCGTCCCACAACCCCTTGTAGGCTAAGGCCTCAAGGTTCATCTGCGACAGCGGCACCTTGCCAGCTCCGTCCAGCGATGCAACGCCTCCGGACTGCCCAACGAGGGTGGTGTCAACCTTGGTCTCCAGCGCTGACGTAAGCACCGCAGCGGTGGCCATTTCCTCAGCAAAACTGGGGTTAGGGTAGGAGCCAGCCAGTACGCCACCTGCTGGGCCGGTTGGCGTGCGCGGCTCGTTAGCGGTGGCGTTAGCCTCAGCTATGATGCTCTTGATCGCCGCATTCGTCAGCGCACGGCTAGGCTCCCCGTCAACGGGAATAGCGGCATCAATGTCTTCGGGGGTAGGGTAAGCCATGTGTTATCTCCAGTAAGTACTGTTGTCCCAGGTGGTGCCATTATCCCACATCACGCCTTCGGGGTCTGGGCCTGGCGGCATGACGCTTTTGATGGGCAGCGCCTGATACGTGTTCCCCATAGCGTCCTGAAACACTGGGCCGCCAGCATCGAAAACAGGCAGTGGGTCAGCAAGATAATGGGTGCCGTGAACAGCATAGGGTTCGTCAGTCTCAAACGTTTCTATGCCACCTGCAGATTCGTAAACCCCGGTTGCGGCCTGACCGTCACGAGCGACAAATGTGATGCCCAGCAGCGTTTTAGCCATGGCTATGACTCCAGTATGGCTTCAATCTCAGCGCTCAGCTTTTTGGCGCTCCAGCGGCCATCAGCAGGCTTGCCTGCTAGGGCCTCGTACTCATTGCGCAATGCTTCTGTTGGGTCAGGCTCTGGCGCTTGTTCTTGGCGCTGCGCTGACTCAGTAATCTCAAAATAACCCACCTGCCGGTAATGGCCGACATGCATTGGGTGGGGCTCAATCTTAATCTCGCCGCGAGCCGGTAGCATAACGCGCTTACCGTTTTTGTCGACAAGACTGTATGGGCTGTTCGTAAGGTTTTTGATATGCATAACACGTCTCCGAGCAAAAGGGGCCAGCCGTTATCGGGCCAGCCCCTCTAGGTTTACTCAGCCGGTGCAGGGCTGACGCCGTCCAGATAGCGCAGCGCGCCTTCACGAACAACGGTCAGCTGGCCGACACGACCAATGCCCGGAATCTGCCACTGCATCGGGCCGTGCTGGTGCACATCCAAAAATCGGTAGACCATAGGCATCGGCAGCTCCAATGCATCTGGAGCATTGCGGTAACCAACTGCGCGGCCTTGACCGGTCACAGCGCTGTCAGTGGCAGCAGTGGACAGGGCCGGAAGCTCGCGGATGGTCACCGGGCGGCCGGTCCGAGTGGTGTAAATATTATTCGCCATGAACCACTGCAGAATAGTCATGTTCGGCGAAGTCACACCATACGGAGTGATAGCCAGGTACTGATACGCGCTCGGAGGAAGCAGCACGGTGTCGCCGATCAGACTGGTCAACACCCCGCTGGAGCTGGGCGGACCCATCAGCAACTGGTTCAGCTCGGCTACGATCTCTTCTGGGGTTTTCAGGCCAACGCCGTTGGCATCTACCCAGTTGTGAGCGCTGCCGGTGCCAGTGTTCGGCGACAGAACCGGGGTGACGCTAGCCTTGTTGATCAGACCGGTCCAGCCTGGGTGGCCGCCGCCGTACAGTGCAGTTTCAGCGCAAAAAATATCGGCAGCTTGACGTGCGGCAATAGCCTTGCGGGCGGTCAGAGGGAAGCCAGCATGCATGGCCTTGCCCAGCTCTTCGATGTTGTAGCCGTAGCCAACTGCGTACATAGCGAAGTCGACGCCGACATTGATCAAACTCACGTCAGCTTTGGGTACGTCCTCAGCCCAACCGCTCTGCCATTTGGCAGCGCCGGCGAGGTCGCCGATCTGAAAGTCAGCACCGCTTGCCCACTCTGGGTAATCGGTATTTACCGGCACAAGTGACGCATAGTCAACAATGTCGTACTCGACGTTAAATGCGCGCGCTTGTTGTACGCGCGTTTGTTGGCGTAGGAAATTAAGGCCCTGCGCATCTGTGATAATTTGACTCATGATAATTACTCCTTAATCTTCTTCGGCTACGGGTGCAGCGCCAGGGGTGAGTCGAATGCGCAGAGCGACAGGCGCGCCATCGGCGGCTGTTTCGTCGAACTCGCAACCAGCTAGCGGCAGCAGGCCGGCGGCAGAAGCGCCGTGATACTTGCGGGTGGCCGGATCGTAGAACACGTCAGCGCCCTCGGTCACATCGTCACCGGCCAGAACGAACACTGCACCCATGTCAGCGATGCCGAACAGCTGGCCAACAGTGTAGGTATCAGCGCCGTCATCGGTAGGTGTGCCCAGCATATCCGCGGTGCGCAAAGCGATACCGGCGAAACTACCGCCATCAGCCAGCGGGACATAAACCATCTCACCATCGCCCTTCATTACGGGAACAGCAGAAGCGAACTCAGCACCGGCGAAACCAGTACGGGCGTTGTCCTCCTCCATGTTTGCCCATGTGCCGACAATACCGCGCGGCATGGTTGTTGCGTTAGGAATTAAAGCCATGATTAGGCCTCCTTGTTATTGCGAGTTAAACGGGCAACGTAGGCATTGTGGCCATCGTCTGCGCTATCGGTAGTGGTTCTAAGTAGAGCGCTTTTGACTGGGTCAGCTGGCTTGGCGTCCTTGGCGATGGCCTTGAACATGCCGAGGATTACGGCGTCGGAAGCGTCCGCGACCATCTCGTCGCCCAGCTTGGCAGCAACAGCAGCCTTACGCAGATCAGCATCGGTCAGCCCCTTGGCTTCGATCTTGCCGTCAATGGCCTTGACCTGTGCAACCAGTTCGGTGCGAGCAGCGACCAGTGCGTCGACGTCGATCTCGGCGGCTTTCTTGGCGTCAGCGAGTTCTGCCTTCAGCTTGCCGATTTCTTCGTCTTTGGCCTCGATGGCGGCGGCATGTTTTGACTCAGTATCAGCCAGCGCCTTAGCTGCGGCATCTTTGAATCGCTCAACTTCTGCGGCGTCCTCGGCGAGTACTTGCACTGCCTTGTCGCCCAATACAACGGTTTTGGTGGTCATAAGACCCTCCTTTGTGGTTTTGGGCGTCACGCCCTGTTTTACGTTATCGTTAATCGGGGCAACACCCCATGAATCGCCTATTCTGGCAGTTCCGGCGCGGCCATGCTGTTCTTGGCTAATATGATTTATTCGTATATTGCGCTGTACGGCATCGTATTCTTCACCGGTATCAGTTACGCCGCGCTCAAACTCGACCTTGCAGGTGTAGCCCATGGATAATTCGCGTCGGCCGTTATGGTAATCAGCGATAGCTTGCGCATCCATTAGCACCAATGGCACACGCACATGGTCGCCATCACGTACCACGTCACCTCCTAACTGACCGGTGGCAACTTGCTTCCAGTTATCCGTCGTCACCGGCTCGGATGGATGGCCATTTACAGCCGGCTTGTGTGCGTAACTGGCCAAACTGTCCTTATGGAAAACCTCAGACTCGGGGCGATACACACGCACAATATCAAGATCAGGTCGACCCAACTCTGCGCCTGTATATAACTGGATGCCAGTTCGCGCCGCCTTCACATCTGCAACCAGATAGCCGTCACTTGTAATGCGCGGCTGGCCGGTTGTTACGCTGTCTAGGAACCTCATAATTTACCCTCAGTAAAACTATTTTGCTCATATAGCGTACCGTATTCTTCTACCGACTTTTCAAGGCCAGGCAACACGCCTAATTCAGTCAGCTCGTTCACAAGGCTATCAGATAGCGCGTCGAGTGGAATAATCTCGCCCGCTGTGCTGCCAGCGATTGCACGAGCACCATTTGCGACTTTGCCGAATATATCAGCGCGCTCAAGCTCTGTGCTCTGACGCAGTGGTCGCCACTCATAGTACACTTCTGGTGGATTACTGCCTAGCGCTTGACGAACGATTAGTCGGTCTAGCTTGCGCATAGCAGGTCCAATGCGGTTCGCTTGCTCGTGAGCAACACGATCATAATACACGCGCTCGTCGCCGTCACCTTGACCAGACAGACCAGCTGCAGAGCGACCAAACAAGCGCGTAACGGGTATACGAAATGCGCCGGAAACCTCTTCTTGGTACTTAGCGATAAGCTCAGGCAGGCTTCCGAACGATGCTGTTTTCTGGTCGTACTCATCCTCTCCGTCAATCACGACCGAGCCGTTAATGCCCTTCATTGCAGCCTGCAGGTGCGCACGGCTGATAATTGCATCATCCTGATTCGCGGCCAACATATCGGCAAAGCCTTTGAACTTGAATACGTCAACCTTGGCTTCGAAAATCAGGCTGGCGATATTTGCCATCGTGCTATTGCGCTGATTGAGCGCATCGCGTGCGGCCTTGATTACGCTATCACCCCACGCTGAATCGTTGGTCGAATAAGCAGGGTCTTTAACTGCATGCGCACCGTGCAGGATCACGAAACGGCTCGCATGAATGGTTACGCGCTCACCATTATCACCGCTGTTTATCGTGTAGAACTCCGGCATACCGTAGTATTCGCTGTCAATGTCTTTGACCACCGGCTCAAATTTTAGCGTGTTGCGCGTCATCACCACGAGAGACTTTATCTGCTCGTTTTCGCCCAGCGGTAGTGATTTATCAGGCGCTTCGGTATTGATATAGATTGCAGCGCCGCCCAGCAAACGTGCACTAACCAAACACTCTTGCAGCTTTGATTGCAAGCCTAGCTGCTCTTCAACCGCCTCGATCTTGCTGATCTGCTCAGCGGTAGCACGCCACGACCGCCATTTGCGCACAGCATCTTCTGCGGGTAAATCAACGCCAGCGCGCGCAACCCAGCTAACCGCATAGGTAGTTAGCAGGTCTTGTGGGTCGTACATCGTATCGACGTACTGAGTGTGCGCGGCCTTGTCCCTTGCTGTACCTAAATTGGCAACAACATTTCGCAGTCCGTCAGCTATGTTAGTTAATATACGCATGCATACCACCGTCTTTATATTTGTCAATCATACAGCTATATGCGGATTGTAACAACACTAGAGAAAGCCTGACCATGAGTAGCCCTCATTCTTCGTAACTGCGAACGCCATCATAGCGCTATCGGCCAAGTTTGGCGATTTTGTGCCGTCAGGCGCTTTATTGATCTGAATCTTGCCACGGCTTGAACGCTTGTATGTTGGCTGGCTAAGCTCGGTGACTAGATTGTTCTGCTGCGCCATTCCTTTGCGTATAACGATTATATCGTCAACATTGAATGGCTTTCCCTCGGTGACCGCCTCATGGGTTATCTTGAACCGGTCGCGCAATAACCACCACGACTGCGCCTTTAAATTATCAAAGAAGCTTTCATTGGTACGGCCTTTGACGTATTCCTTGTCTGGATTTACTACGCTCGCGCCACCATGGAACGCCTCGCATTCAATATGCTTTAATCCGTTTTCTGATCGATCAATGTTTATCACCCTAGCATCACCGCGCACGCCAGCACCAAGACCGTCCGAGTCATAGCGCAATCGGTCAATGCCCCACTCATCACATAACCCAAACGCCTTCTGAGTCGTGCCGTAAATATCTTCAACGGTTTTTCCGTGCCATTCCTTAGCGTCCTCAATGATTACGCCGTCTCGCAATGTGATTGCGTTGCTATCCTTCCCGAGGTCTGCAACGTCAAGCGCGGCCAGTCGTTCGCCTGAAGCATCAACACCTAGCTTCTTGTCAGCGTCAATAGCAGACTGCACCCATGCGCTAGGAATCAGTACACCATCAACCGATGCCGCAAAGTCAATGTCGATCTCTTGAGCTACTGTAATCGGGTCAAGTATTGATTTCTGCTTCTCGTACCACTCATCATCTTTGCGCGGATCGTCACGCCAATGGAACGTGAATGTGTCGAACTTCCCAGACCTTACCTTTTCTGCAAACGGGTTAGCTAGGCCATTAGGCGTTGATATATCAAGCCTGCAATTCGTGGTCTGTGATAGCGACGCCTCGACAAGCTGGGGGCGCTCTAGGAATGCGCTCTCATCAACAAAATAGATACTGGCACGATCACCTCGCCCGATACCGTCGCCTGCCTCGCCAACTAAAACTGAACCAGTATTTGGAAACTTGATTCGCATATGTGGATCTGTAACGCCTTGCACGTAACCACCGCGCAACTCCGGTGGCAGAAGCTGCATAAACATACGTGCTTTAAAGAAAAGACTTTTAGGGCTGCCGATCTTGTCTACGTATTCCTCTTTGCGACTACCAAAACCGATCACCAGATCATCTCTAGTCACGCTAAGCACGCAAGCGAGCGCAACAGATAACCAGCTTAGACCCATATCGCGGCTTTTAACTGTTGGCGCAGATGTTTGGCTTTTCCATTTATCGACCGCCCAATCAACCCATTCAACCTGCTTAGGGAAAAGAATAAAAGGAATGATAACAGGTAGGCCGCGCTCTGCGTTTCTTGGGTCAGCAGTACAACCCCAGTCTATAATCATCTGAGCTGGATTATTGCGGTAGTAAGCAAGCAGATTAGAAAATGCATTAGGTGTTGCTCGCAGCTTCTTTAATCGCTCTGCGCGCTGAGCAAAGACCGATGAATAGTCAGGGTTTCTAAAATCAAAACCATCAGCCATTCATCAAGTCCTGGTAAGCTTTCGCAGCGTCTTGAGGGTTCATGTCTGCGGTTACTTTAATATCTTGTGTCTGCTTAACTTCCTGCTTATCAGCCAAGCCGAGGTCACGGGCAATAATATTCGGATTCAGCATATCAGCAGCAGCGCCGGTGAACTTCTGTTCATAGATGATTTCTTCGGCTCGCGTGATGACTGGGAAAAAATCTTCTAGCTCCTTGTAATTTAACCAAGTTTTATGATCAATATCCAGGAAAAGCCTAAGCCCCGTCAGAGTCATAGCGCGCATCTTGCTAACAGTGTCTTTTGTGATCTGGCCGTTGGTGTGAAAGATCTTCTGCTCAAGCAGCGGGTTATCTTCCACCCATTGAAAGTATTCAACACAAGCCGCCCACAAGCATTCCGGCGTAGAGAATATCTTATCTCTGCCGTGCTTTGATCTTGCCTTCCAGAATTGATTACCTACCGGAGCAGCCATACCACCACCTCAAATCTTACACGCATCACCACAGTCATTATCCTCCTCAATCGGCTGATCATCGCCTGCAAGTTTCTGCTCTCTGCGCTTCTCAGCTTCTGCTAATGCGCGTTCATCAATATCAAAATATCTAAACTCATACCACCAAAAAAACAATCACTGCTGGCATTGTAGCATAGTTGGCGCGCCTGGCAGGAATCGAACCTGCAACCTACGGCTTAGGAGGCCGTCGCTCTGTCCTATTGAGCTACAGGCGCGTAATGCAGTGGCACGCGCTGAACCCGTGCTTGACTGAGATTACCGGCTAGCTCAGTCGCTCTTATTTGTTCGCTGCCAATCAGCCTTGGAATTCACTGCATTGAGAAACCGCTGCCGTTCAGTCATGCGCGGAGCTTATCGAAACGACTTAACGAGTTACTAGGTAGCGGCTTCTCAATACACACTGGTTACGCCAGTGAGTCACTATCCAATTAAATACTTCCCAAGCGCTGCAACCGCCAGTATCGGCGTCAGAGCTACGCACATAAGCACGACTGTTAGTAAAATATCTACTAGCTTACTCACCGCTACCTCCCATCAATCCACCTAATGACACTAACTAGCGTCTCAATCATTGATTGTAGTTTTGTTTGTCTTGTCATTGCCCTCTCTTTTGATTTTGTCTTGCTGTGCGCACCATAGGGTTACAAATGCAAAAAAACCAGCATCTGTAAATGAAAAAATAGTACTTGCGTCCAAAATATAATCAAGGACACGAATAGCAATAATGTAAGAAACCGTGATTGCTAGCCACTTGTAAAGCGAACCACTGAGCAAATTTTTCATATTTACCTCTATTATAAAATTACATAACTGTAAGCAGCACCGGATAAAGCTGGTGTGAGTTTTGTTATTTGTGTCGGAGGTCAACTTGCAGTTTTGCTATTTGCTCTCTAAGCTCTCCCGTCAGTTTTACAAAATGCACCCCAAGAACAGCTGTCACCAATGTTGCTCCTACAAGAAACCCTGCGGAAAACGCAACCATAATTCTCACCTTTTATTTTTCCGCTAAAACATCTATTTTTGAGTGTCTTTCGCCAGTGTATTCGTGCTTTGTTTCCTCTGGCCTGTCATGTGCACCGAACACTATCTCGCAAAAATCATACAAACAATGCTTTACGCCAAATCCGTCTTCTCCCCAAAATAAAAAAGCACTGACTTCCATTCTGCGCGGTATGGCCAACGGGGAGAGGCCGCAAAATGAAAATCAGTGCTTTTGTATTCCCGTTTATTGTCACCGCTGACTTATTAAGATACTACACCACGGCTGCCTGGTGTCAACACCGCAAAACCCCCTAAATTGCTAATTATTCAAAGCCGATATACGGCAGCGTGCATGTTGACCAATATTATTGTTTTCATTTTTTCACCAGAAAATACCCAAAAAATGCAGCGCTTCGTCCATCCTCATTACTACGCCCACTCCACCCTGTGACGCGCTCAAATTGCGCTTTGTTTTTCGCCCAATTGCCACGCTGCGGCTTAAATAAACGATACCCAATATCGTAATGCTCCAGCCACTGCATTAGCTCGTATTGAGCCTGCTGACACCTACCCACACTCATTGCAATACGGCTTTGAACTGCCTTATTGCTTCGTGTGTTGCGCCCATAAACAAACGTGTTCGCTAGTACGTCCTCAATAGCAAAAACTGCCGCTGTGTTTTCTTTGGCAAACTCAATAATCTCAATACTGGTTTTTCTTCCGCACTCCACTAGCTCACCGTTTTTATACAGTGCAAAGCCGTGCTTATCACTGTCGGGGTCAATACCTACCACAAGCATCCCTACCTCCTATAATCAGCAATAGCTTGAATCACTTCGCCTGGGATATCGTCCATTGTTGCGACGTACTTTTCCGCATAAAACGAAAACACTGCTTTCTCTATTTCTTTTCGCGTGCTTCCAATCGCATGATGCAGAGCTGCTGGCGCGCCACACTCGAAGCAGCCATGCTCAGCCAAGAAGTTGTGAAACCGTTTCTGTTCAGTATTAGGTGCTACCGCTCTTTTCATTCTTCTGCCCATAAAATTAAAACAAGTCCAACATTTGACCATCTACTCTTTTTTTAGCAAAGTTGAAATAATCTTCGTTTATCTCAACCCCTAAAAACCTTCTTTTATGCTTTTTTGCTGCCGCCATAGCTGTTCCTGTTCCCATAAAAGGATCGAGAACCATATCGCCCTGCTTTGTGAAGTTTAGTATAATTGTCTCAACCAAAGATGTTGGAAACGTTGCTCCATGGTACTGTGATAACTGACTCCTTTCTCTTTTTATTTGCCACAGGTTATCAAGGGTTCCTTTGTCAAATTCGGCACAATCAAAAGATCTAGTTATGGCGTCATCCTGAGATAAAACCAAGATAAATTCATAACGACTATTCAAACAGCCATTCGATATTGATGGCTGAGCATTTACCTTATCCCAAATAATTGTTTCTTTGATTTTGTCGTGAAAATGCCCCATGAGCTTGAACAAAGCTGGTTTGTTCCCAGTTACCATTTGTATGTTAAAGAAAACAAGCTCAGAAACTCTAAGAAGCTCATTAATGACATTTTTATTAAAAATAAAGTATTCCTCCATCGTAAGATTGTCATCAAAACCAATATATTTGGTGCTTATCTCTTTCACTATTTGTCTAGATACATACTGCCCATTTCTAACTCTAAGATTCATGTTATAGGGAGGGCTTGTAACACAAACTTGAGCGAACTTGTCTGGAAGAGACTTTAGCTCTTGAAGACAGTCACCAAGTATCAAAACACCACCTTCAAGATGATGACCTGTATCTATCGCTAAATTTTTATTATTCATTTCTTTTAAGCCTCCCTGTATTCGTTATAGATTTTCGTAACAATCGGCGACCACTGCACGCCCATGTCTGTACCTGTCGAGTACAGAAACTCAATGAAATTACCCGCCTCTTCTTTGTTAAAATCGGTAGTGCTTGGTCGCACATAAACAAATCGCTTGCTAATCCAGTTCCACGTATGACGGCTTGGCTTTCGTAGCGGCGCCCCCTGCTGATCCATTTCGCCAGAAAACGCATCTACTAGCGCCGCTTTAACATCCTCAAGGCTCGATGCAGATAGGCGCCTCTTGTTTCCCTCGGGGTCGGACACTACGCCCTGCGCTCGAATATCGCTTATTAGCGCGTGAAACTTTGCGTTTTGCTGTAGCGACCTTGATGGCCTGCCAAGCGTCACAAGCACAGGGCCTTTCAGTGCCCCCTTGCAAACCATTTCCCACACGCGCAGCATGGTGGTTTTTTTATCCTCATGAGTCACGATCTGCTTCCAGCTCATTGTACACCCCTTAGCGCACTACGCATTTTCTCAATGTGACTTAGCGCCACATCTTGCGGTGCCGCCACCACCTTTTGCTCAATCTGCTTTTCGGGCCTAGGCAGCTCGCCGCCGGCGGCAACGTATTTTACGGTCTCGTTCCACACGCGACCCCATGCCTTGCGCGCATCGCTTTCTTTGCTCATTCGGTACGAATACGGATCGGCTAGTTTTCGTAATGCGTAAATTACCGCTGGATGTTTTTTGCCATCGCTCACGCTTTGCCTGAACGCCTCTTCGCTGCTTGGCAAGCCTAGCGCCTCGCTATCAAGCTCACACCATTTAATAAACTGACCAACACTTGGCATAAACGGCCTATCGTACAATCGCGCCTTCTCTAGCCCGCGCTTAATTTGCTCAGGTGTTGTTACATGGTTTTCAGTTAGCGCTCTTAGCCACGTCTTTCTTGCTTCAGCCTCTTCGCGCTCTGTCGGATACGACACTTTCCACGCGGGGAATATCTGCTTTAATCGGTCGAACAGCAGGCCGATGATTTCGCCATCACGCTGAGTCGGTTGGCGTTTTTCAGGTGCCTGATATTTTTCAACGTTGTTTACCGCCCTTACTGCGATGCCCGCTGCGTTAAAATGGGTCATTTTCCATGCCCTCCATCCAGCTAGTATCATCCCACGCCAAGCCGTTGCCCTGACCTCCTCGTTTTTCAGGCAGTGGCGTATCAATTTGACCTACGTAGTCGTTAAATTTTGTGGCGTTAAATAGTGTTGATGGTCGCAGATACTGGCTCATTTGCGGATCGTTTATCCACTCCGCGCACTTTCGCTCAATCACCCTGGCTACGTCGTCAGGCGCATAGCCTTCGCTAAGCCTTGCCGTTATCGGTCTTATGTTTGAGGCTGTGTGCCTGTAGTGCCTGCCAGTTTTTTGATTTAGGTAATCAATGAGCTGCTTGGCCGCTTCCGTTTGCCACTTCTTGCTATCAGGTTTTTTTGCCGCATGGTCGATGTTCGCAGAACTCGGCATAGGTTTTTTAATATCTGTAGTAGTCTCTGCTGTAGTCTCTGTGTATAGATCTAAATGCGGTTTTGTTGTTTTGGCAGGTGCGCTTTTGTCATCTATGTAAATGCGCTTTTGTTGTTTACGTAAATACAGGCTTTTAAGGCTCTTTTCTATCTTCTCCATATCCACAAAATATGTGGTAAGCCTCGTTATATCTGTTTTTTTACTTACAAGACCCAGCTCTTCTAGCTTGTTGTAAGCTGTTGAAAATTCACGCCTTGAGAAGCCTAGCTCTTCTACCCAGCTATCACCGCTCTTGTATTTTTCATGCTTGCATGGCGCGATAAATTTATAAAACTCGCCCCCTGTTTTTTGGCCCCAGTAGATAATTTGCTGCAGCAAAATGGTGGCGGTCACGCTCCCTGTTATCTCGTTTAGCTCCTTTCTGTACAGAATTACGTTTTTGTCGTTTGCAAGTATTGATGCTAACACTGCGTTTTCTCCAATAAAAAAGCACTGCTCTCTCAATCGGGTAGCGTTGGCCTGCAAGTTGGCCTCCGAAAGAGAAAACAGTGCTTTGTTAACTTACATCATAGGCCGCTACAGCCTGATTAGGAATCAATTTTATCACACTCTAAACTATTTTTTAACTGGTATTTAGCCCATTCGCCAGCCACCCATTCCACGCCTTTGGGCGTGAATTTTGCCTGACTTCGAGCACGGCCTGAATTGTCGATTACCTGCAGCACTGCAAAGCGTCCAGTGTCAAGATGTTGAGCGTAGGGCGTTAGTGTGCCTGCCAGCCTGTACATGATGCGTTTATTAAGCAGAAACCCTCTAAACTCGTTTTCTTTAGCGCTTAGTGTTTTGCATACCTGTCTAAAGCTTTGTGATCCTTTGGCCTGTACGTACCTGTCCACAAACTCCACCTTTGGCGCTGCTCGCTCTAGCTGTTTGGTTTTTTCTTCCACCTCTAAAGCTAGGCGGCCTGCCTCCAGCAGTGCCTCGGCGTAGGTTTGCGGCAATTGCGGCTTTTGCTGTGCTTCTAGTTCTTGCCAGCGCTTAACCACCCGCATCCGGGCCACGGTGTCGTAGCCTAGCAGCAAGGTTAGTGTTGTGTCTTTGTCAAGCTCGTATTGTGCGTATTGCCTGCCATCCCTGCCTGTGTAACTAGTTGTTTTTACGCATGGCTCCAATTCTGGATTCATGCTTACTGCATCGATAAGCGCGCGAATGTCTCGCATAACGTGCGCATGATTTTTGTTTGTTAG